CCAGCCGAGGAGAAAGTCGCTGCGCTGCCGCCGGGCGGGGCGAGGGACGTGGAGGCCACGGCGCAGCAGGCTCGCGCCCTCCATGCTCGCCCAGCTCACGCGCCACCAGGAGCTGCCGCCGTTGCCGTCCGGGACGATCGAGACGGACTTGGCGTTCCGCGACTTGATGATGCCCGTAAGCTCCCCGTATCCCTGGACAGAGGGAACCCGCACCCGGTCACCGACCAGCCACGCCCGCAGGCGCTCTGCGTGGATGCTGTCTCGCTCTGCCTGCTCCCGCAGGGCCGGCCCTGCCGTCGCCTTGATCGCCGCAGTCTCCTCCGTGGCTGAGAGGAGCCCATACGAGACCGTCCACCGACCGCCGTCCGTGGTCTCCACCGTGGCCCGCCGCTTGGAGCGGTTGGCCACGACCACGCCCTTCATCGTCTCACCGGTCCGCTTGCGGCTGTCCCACTGGACGGGCATCCCGATTTCGCAGTTCCAACGTTCCATCGTCTCTCTCCTCTGGCCTCCCTCCTGGGAGGCTCCTGGGTGGGTTGTTACGCGGTGGCGCCGAAGGAGGCCAGCACGGCCGCATTCTCGATCTGGCGCGTGGCCAGCTCATCGCGGCGCATGTCGTAGTGGTCAAGATTCCGCTCGATGCGGCTGCGGCGAGCCTTCAGCTCCTCGACCTGCTCATCCTCACCGCAGCAGAGCGCCACGGTCAGCTCATCGTCGATGTCGCAGAGCGCATCGCAGGCGATGTCGTACAGACGGTCGATGGCGTCGATGCTGGAGCCGATGACCGAGTGGGCGATGATGGCGTCGTTGAGCTTGCTCATTCTCTGTCTCCCTGGTGCTGGGTTGCTGCCTCTATCTGTGTCCAAAGGTACAGGACCCACGAGCCTCCAGTCAACAGCCTGGACAAAGAAAAGTGAAAAGAGTTCGCAACGACAGGAGCAGGGCAGGCCACCGGCCCAGCCGCTATGCCGTGCAGCGGGCTCTCGTGTGCTCTCCCTCCTCCTCGTCTCCACCGCACCAGTCGCAGACGCCAGCAACGGCCACGTCCGGCCCAGCAGCCCGCCGCGCATCCAGGGCAGCCTGCGCCTCTCGCCACTCCTGGAGGGTACGGCAGACGACCGCGTGCTGGCCGAGAGTGTCGTCCCAGTCTCTCCAGGGCTGGCCAGCGGCCTTCGCCTTCTGGGCTCGCTCCAGCTCTGCGGCATCGTAGGTCGCTGCGGCCTGCTGCCACTCGTACTCGCGATAGGTCCGCTCGACGGTGGCCTCCAGCTCCTCCACGGTCGCTGTCGTGGGCTCCTCCTCCTCTGCCTCCTCCTCTGCCTCCAGGAGCTGCGCGGCCGCCTGCGGCTGATCATCGGCCCGGATCGAGTCCTCATCGGCCAGGAACCACCCGAGGCGGTAGCCGTTGACATCGACGACCCGGATGACATCGCGCTCGCCGAAGGGGAAGCGGGCCCGGCCAGAGGCATCGAAGGCCACGCGCCCGATATCCTGGCAGCTGGCCGTTCCAGCCTCTGGCGTGATATGGCGGACGGTGCGGACGAACTCCCTCTTGTGCCAGGAGTCCGCGCCGAGGCAGCCGCACGTGCAGGGATTGATTCGCTTCGTGATGCGGACCCGCGGCTGCTCTGCGCCCATCGAGTCAGCGTCCATCCGGTTCGCTCTCCAGTTCGTGCTGCTGCTCATCTTGTCTCTCCTGCTGTCCTGGGTTGCTGTCCTGGGTTGCTGCTGGGTCCGGTCTACTTGAACGATGCGAGGAGGTCGTCCATCGCATCCGCGGCCTTCCAGGCTCCCAGGCGGGCACGGTTGTAGTTCGCATCGGGATTCACGGGCTCGTTCTTCGCCTTGTCAGCCTCCCGCTTGTCGAGGTCACTGAGCAGGGTTTCGTGGATGCTGCGGAAGGTATCGAGCTGCGTGATCGTGCGCTTCATTTTGTCTCTCCCTGCTGTGTGTTCCCTCTATCTGTGTCCAATCATAACAGACCCACGGGGGGCGTCAAGCGTTTGGACAAAGAAAAGCAAAAAAGGCAGGAGAGGCAGCAGCAGGGCGCGCCTCGTGCCACGGCCGGCAGATTCTGAGCAGCCGATCGCTTGAACACAGCGCTCGCTGAGTGTACCGTATTGCCAGAATGGCAGCGACCGCTGACATTTTGGCACTGGAGAGTCCGTGGCGTATTCCCAGGCAGACCTCGATGCGCTGAAGACAGCGCAGAAGTCCGGCGTCCGGTCGATCCGCCTCCCCAACGGGCAGGCGATCTCGATGCAGGACAGGGCGCACGTCGCGTGGCTGATCGGCCAGATGAAGCGCGACATCCGGGGCAGTCAGGCTCCATCCGTCCATCGCACGATCTTCGACCGGGGGCTCTGATGGCGACGTTCGTGGACCGGTGGAGGAGCTGGAGGCGGAGCCGTGCAGAGGCCGCAGCAGGCCGCAGCTCTGCCATCGCCAGGACAGGCCGCAGGCCACTGAGGCAGCCCCGGCTCGCCTCCCTCTCCTACGATGCAGCATCCAAGGGCAGGCTCGTTGCGAATTGGGGCCGCCCAGCCACTGGCCCGAACGCCGAGAACCGGGCAGGCGCTCCCCTGACGCGCTACGGCGCGAGAGACCTGGAGCGGAACAACCCGCACGCGGTACGCATCCTCGATGTGCTCGCTGGCGACATCATCGGGGCAGGAGTCCGCCCACGGGTCAAGATTCTGAAGCGCAACCCAGAGACCGGCAGAATGGTCCGGGATGCTGAGAAGTCAGACGCCGTCGAGCAGCTGTTCGAGGCATTCATGGCAGAGGCAGTCGTCGACCAGGACTACGACGGCTTCGGGCTCCAGTACGTGGCCGTCCGCTCCATGCTGCGGGATGGAGATAGCCTCATCCGTCGCCGGCTCCGCAGGCCGTCTGATAGCCTCCCCGTCCCTCTCCAGCTGGAAGGGCTGGAGGCCGATCACCTGGACGACACCCGCACCGCAGAGCTGCCAGGAGGAGCCCGCGTCGTGACGGGCGTCCAGTTCGACCCGATCAACCGGCGCGAAGGCTATTGGCTGTTCGCCGACCACCCGGGGGAGGGCTGGCCGTTCAACCGTGGCGGCTTCACTTCCAAGTTCGTCCCGGCCGCTGGGGTCGCCCATCTGTTCGAGTCCTCCAGGCTCGGACAGGTCCGTGGCGTCTCGACCCTCCACGCCGTGGCTGTCGCCCTCCGTGACCTCGACGATTACCATCTGGCAGAGAGGACACGGAAGAAGGGCGAGTCGTCCATCACGGCCTTCGTCACGGTGGACGATGAGGACGAGGAGTCGCTGAACCCGCAGATCGACACCGACACGGACCCAGAGACAGAGGACAGCCGGCCGTACCTTGCACACGATGTGTACGGGCTCCCAGCAGAGACAGCGAGCCCCGGCACTGTCACGTTCCTGCGCGGCAGCAAGTCCGTCGTAATGAACACGCCCGTGCCGGTGGCTGGCATAGAGGAATACGAGCGGATCACTCTGCGGGCCATCGCCGTCGGGGCGAGGCTGACGTACGAGATGCTGTCGGACGATCTCTCCCAGGTCAACTGGGCGTCCTACAGGGCCGGGCTGATCGCCTACCGGCGGATCGTCACGCTCATCCGGGAGCACTTCGTCCGGCCGCAGCTGCTCGAAAAGGTCTGGTCGTGGTTCCTGGATGCCAGCATAGGCGCAGGGCTGCTGGCCGATGTGCCGTACCCTGTCGAGTGGAGCTGGCCACGGTTCGAGTCAGTCAACCGCCTGGATGACGCCAAGGCAGACAGAGCCGAGATGCGGAATGGCACGAACTCCCGCAGGCGCATCATCGCAGCAGGAGGGCTCGACCCCAGCGAGCTGACGGATGAGATCGAGGAGGACGAAAAGGACCTGCGCGCGCGTGGGCTCGTCTCCGAAGGCCACCCGTCCCAGGATGCAAACCAGCAGCCAGGAGAGGCGGCGGCAGAGCCCACCGCAGGGAGCAAGGCAGGATGACCCAGCACACCGCAGAGCAGCCGCCGAGACAGCGCGTGGCTCCCACGTTCACCACAGAGGCTCCGGGCCGCTGCGAGGTGCTGGCAGCCGCCGCACCGTCCACGGCCAACCGGGAGACCCGCACGGTCGACGTGATGTTCTACTCTGGCGCCCCGGTCTCCCGGTATTCCTGGGTGCGCGACGAAGAATACATGCTCGGGTTCGACATGACGGAGGAGGCGTTCGACCTCTCCCTCCTGAACAACGGCGCCCCAGTGCTGGACGCACATAACCGGTTCAGCAACGAGGACCGGGTCGGCGTGATCGAGAAGGCGTGGCTCGCTGATGGGCAGGCATACGCGACCCTGCGATTCTCTGACAGGGCGGACGTGGAGCCGCTCTGGCAGGACGTGCTCTCGGGCATCGCCCGGAAATTCTCGATGGGCGTCTACATCGACCGCATCGAGCTGAGGGAGCAGGAGGAGGGCGCCCTGCCGCTCTACGTTTGCACCGCAGCCCGCCCCTACGAAATCAGTCCCGTACCAATCGCCGCCGACATGGCGACGACCACTCTCTCGGCCGATCCGGCAGAGGCTGCGGAAGTTCCCGCCGCCACGGAAGGCCAGACGCAGACGGAGGAAACGATGACCGATCAGAGAACCCCGGAAGGGGAGGCCGCGCCGCGTCCGGTCGAGGCCGAAGCGACGCCTGTCCAGCTCAGCGAGGAGAGAGTGGCGGAGATCGCCAGCCTCGCCGTCGAGCGTGAGAACCAGCGAATCCGTGGCATCAGGACGTCGGCGAGCAAGCTCTCCGGCGCTGGCATCACGGAGCTCGCCGAGCAGCTGATGGGCGACACGACCGTCGACCTCGCCGCAGCGCGCGACCAGCTGTTCGAGGCTGCCTCCCTGGCAGACGGCCCGGACACCCGGCCGCAGCATCAGGCGGCCACGATGGTCGCCGACCACGCCGACAAGTTCGCTGCCAGCCTGGAGAACGCGGTCGGCTGCCGTGTCAAGGTGCTGACGGAGCTGAAGGCTGACGCCCGCGAGCTGCGTGGCATGTCGCTGATGGAGCAGGCGCGCGAGTACGTCCGCGTCCACCGCATCCGGGTCTCCGACCCTGGGAACAAGCTGCTGATCGCTGGCGCGGCTCTCGCCCACCGGCTGGGTGGCGATGCCGACCGCAGCTCTGAGCTGCTCGCCCCCGGGATGCACTCCACCAGTGACTTCGCCAACATCCTCGCCAATGTGGCGAACAAGCGGCTTCTGGAGAGCTACGAGACCACGCCCCGGACGTTCATGCCGTGGACGCGCGAGATCGACCTCCCGGACTTCAAGACGGCGAAGATCACCCGGCGGACCGCGCTCCCCACGATGGGGCTCGTCTCCGAAGGAGCGAAGT